CCGTCGTTCGAGTAAAGAGCGTCAAGACCGATGGCTGTTGCACTGCTCCCGGTGTTGGCGAAGCACGCGCTTCCGCCGATCGCCATAACCGCGTTCCCCGAGTTGCTGCGTGCAGCATCCACGCCGAGCGCAACGACCCCTTGCCCGGTGTTTGACAGGCCCGCGCTATGTCCCAACGCCGTGCAGTTCAGACGGGTGTTGTTCTTTAGGGCATCTACGCCGACGGCTGTGCACGATGTGTTGGTGTTTCCCGAGAGCGCACCCGCTCCTACTGCGGTGTTGGTCGAGCTAATGCCCGCCCCGGTTCCACCGATGCCGACAAGCAGTCCGTTGATATGGGAGTCCTTCGCGATGCCTGCACCGCCGGCGATGATGAGCGCGCCAGTCGTGCTCGAGGTCGATGCCGTCGTGCTCGTGCCCTCGATCGTCGTGAAGCGACCGCTTGCCGCCGTGGTCGCGCCGACCGTGGCCCCGTTGATCGTGCCCCCGGTGATAGCCGCCGCCGCGTCGTTCGACCACCTGAAGACCGTGCTGCTATCGGCCTTCTCCGTGAAGAGTCTCCCGTCGGTCGTGTTCATCGCCAACTCGCCGACGATCAACTCGCCGACGGTCGGGACTTCGCCCGTGTCGCTACTGCGCTTGTGCTTAATGATGTCAGCCATCAGGAGACCCCATACTCGCCGCCGTCGAGTTCCTGAACCAGCCCAGATGGGCAGGATCCGAAGATGCGGTTGGGCGCGACGAACTCGTAGGAGATCGCGCCATCGGTAGCGCGACGCATGATCATCTCGACTGGCGTACCTGTCGGCACCGGGCCGATGTAGAAGCCGTCGGCATCGTCTAGCTCAAGAGATGTCACCGCGAATCCGTACGCAGTGGTGGCGTTGTTGCCAAGTTCCAGCAGATTGACCGCGAATGCAGTACTGCTTGTGCCTTGCCTAGGATTGGTCATCGATGACAAACTGGACGTGGTCGCATCCGCGCGCTTCTTCTCCGTCCAGGCATACTTCCACTTCGCCGTGCCCGCGGTGAAGATGGTCGATCCGTCAATCGTCGCCACGAATCGATCGACGATCGGGATCTCACCCGTACGATCGGTAGGCTGAACCGACTGGACGGCACCATAGATCTCCTTCCACGTCGCCGGCGTAAGCGCACCCCAGCCCTTGGAGATGATCGGTTTCATAGGCCTGGCAGATCCGCGAAGTTCGCAGTGTTCGGGAATGGCTGCTTCCAGTAGACCGGATATGCCTTGCCGGCGTATGTGCCAGTGCCCGTCTTTTGCGGTCGACCGTCTTCAGCACGGTCTGGCGATTGGCGACAGTGTGCCGCGCCGTCCCAGATGAACGTGTAGGTCACCTCGTAGAGGTCATAACCGATGCGAGACTGGCGCGATCCGACGAACAACACATAGCCCGCCGATGCCCCCTCGAATGTCGCACTGTTGCGCTTGCCGACCATGCTGCGTACGGTCGACGGATCCAATTGGCTGCCCGTGAGCTTCTTGGTAATGGTGATCTCCTGCTGCGGATAGACAACCGTCAGAGGCTCGCCGCCGTTGTCGATCGGCTGCCCCGCGATGTCGCTCTGCGCTGGGTTGTTCAGATTGGCCGGAGCAGGCATTGCCGTCGACCCGTCGATGCGCCACACGTCCAGCAGTTCCGCTCGAGTGGTCAACTCCTTGCGCTCGTAGTTGGCGATGATCTCGAAGTCATTGCCGCGATTGTTGTAGCTGACCGTTGCCAGCCAGGTCTTGGCCGCACTGCCTTCGACCACTTGCAGATCGATGTTGGTCAGCGTGGCCCCGGTGATGCCAGCCGTGGCCGTATATGCGGCTCCGAGCGTATATCCAGCCGTGGTGAGCGCCGAGTATGCATCGCCGATCGTGCCGCCGCTGACATCCGTGATGATCAGGCGGAGCGTGGCCGTGCCGCCGTCGTTGGCTAGCTGATGGCCGATAGTTTGGATTCCAACAGTCGCTGGCATACGGTCCTCAATTGATGGTCGACATCATATCGGCGATGTTCTGGTTCAGCTTGCGCAGTTCTGCCGTCTGCGCCTTGGATTCTTGCGCAATCATCGCATCCCAGTCTTGCTTGGTAAAGGGTGATGCGATGGCGACTTTCACAGACCCCAAAGCCGTCGAGAGCGACTCGGTCATGGATTCGCGACGCTGGCGCATTTCGTCTACGCGCTTCCGTGCAGATTCCTCTTCGCGGGCGACACTCTCCTCAAGTTCGTCCCGGCGCTGCTTCATAGCCGTCACTTGCTGCTGCTTCTTTGCGCTCTCAATGCTGTCATACAAAGCCATCAACTTGGCGACTTCGTCGGATTCGATCTTCATCGACTTGAGTCGCTTCTCGAACTGCTCTCGCTCACGCGCGGCAGCAGCCATTGCGCGCTGATCCTCATTCATGTTGAGATCAGCCAACTGCTCCTTCAACTGCTTCTCAATCTCGAGAGCCTTGTTGGCTGCTTCAAGGGCATTGCGCGTGTCCTTAAGCGATTGGATCTCGTCGATCCTTTCCGGCGTGAACCCAGCCGCAGTCAGTTGATCACTTTGCCGCTGTCGGAGGATCTCGCTGTAGTCCTCCTCGCTCATCGATAGCAGATTGATCTGATCGGTGAGATCAGATACGGTCGCCATGTAGCTGCGGTCGATGGCTTGTCGTTCTGCCTTTGCTCGAACATCCTCTTCGATGGCTTGGCGTTGACCAGTCAACGTCTCGAACTCCTGCGCCTGCTCGAAACGCTTGCGTGCTGCTTCGACGGTCGCTTCCTCCAACTGAAGCACCTTCGCCATCTCGGTGATCTGGACTCGAAGCCTGTCGGCAGCCTCCGTATCACCCCTGGCGCGCACGACCGACTCATAGCCACGAAGGTCTGCGAGCTTCTTGAACGTTGAGAACCGCTGATCTTCAGCCTTGGCGAGATCTTGGCTAGACTTGCTGACCGCATTTTGGGCGGATGCCAGTTCCGCGAATTGAGCCTGTGCTCGACGCACCTCATCGGCCGGGAGATCGCTGCCGGCCACGATTGCCTCGAGCTGGACAACCTTGCTCATCTCGGCTGTCCGCTTCTCCTGTTCTGCTGCGGCGGCCGACATGGCCTTCAGGGCTGTTTGCGCCTCTTCGGCGGACTTCTTGATCCGTTCGATCTGCCCTGCGTAAGCAGCCGCCTGTTCCACGGCATCTTGCTTGAAGATTTGATAGACCGCGTACGCCACGCCTCCGGCCAACGTCAGAGCGATTCCCAGCGGTGTCAGCAAAGCGGCGGCCATAGCCTTGCCAACGGAAATAAGTGCAACTCCAATCGCCTTAAAGCCAGAAACGATTGCCGGGATGCTCTTGGTGCCGAGTTGAAGGAAAGAGGTGACTGGCGACAGCACCTCCGGCGATACCCCGATCTTTCCCAAGGCTTGCTGCAAGGCTATAACGCCCTTCGTGGCCTTGCGGAAGTTCGCGTCAGCGCCAGCCGAGAACAGATCAAGGGACTTCGTGGCTCCTTCGAGCTCCGTTCGGTCTACCTTGAAATTCACCATCAAATCGCCGACAACTGCCATCAGGAGCCTCCTGCAAACTTCAGTACCGCCATCATATCAGTTGGCGTTTGCTCCTTGGGTTGATTCAGGAATGGCATGAAATCCGTCACCTTCGCCGGTGGATCGGACGATCGGCGATGCGCGTTGGCATACATACTGGCAAGCATGGCAAAGCCGAAGTCGGTACGCATTCCACCGATCGGCTCAAGGCTGTCGTATGCCAGCCATTCCGACAACTCCGAGGCCGTAAGCCGTTGCTCGAGTTCGCCGACCGTACAGCCGAGTGCGAGCGCCAGGCGGAACAGGAAACGCCGCCCCGCTCGCTCGGTCAGTTTCCCGCGAGTGCCTCTACGTCCTTGGCACCCATGCCGGACAACTTCTGGGCAGCGTCGAACAGTGGATCGACGATGCGGGCCGGCAGACCAGCCACGGTCTCGACCTCGGAGTCGGTGAACAGCCGAGCGCCATCCTTGTCGCACAGCGCACGAACCAGCAGGCGCGCACGAAGGTTGACGAAGTTCATCTCCTTGTTCGGACCCTTGCCGACGAAGCAAGCCGCCTCAAAGGCATCACGTTCGCCGGCGGTCAGACCTCGCAGGTAGAACGGTTCAGCAATGCCGGCAACGACAATCTGCTCGACTGGCAACGTTGCCACGAGCTGCAAGATGGATTCGCGATTCATGTGATGGTCAGTTCGTCCAGGTCAGACTGCCAGTGATGCGCATGGTGACGCTGGCCTGAACAATACCGTCGACCGCTGCGCTGACGTTCAGAGACGTGGCATAGGCAGAGAAGGTCACATAGGTCGCCGCGCTGCCAGTCGTGTCGCCCGCAAAGAGCAGTCGCCACGAGCCAGCCGCTGCCCCATTCTTGTAGATCTGTGGACGCAGGTAGTACTGCGCATCGGTCGATGCGCCGCCAACCGACTCGAACATATAGATCGACAACGAAATGGTGCCATTTTCGCGGATGCCGACTGCTGCCGTCTTGGATGTAGTGGCGAGCGAACTGGTATCCAGTTCCGCGACACTGATTCCGTTCATGGCGACCGCCGTGACATCTCCGAGCGATGCGTAACTGGTGCTAGGCAGTAGCACTTGCAGGGTTGTCTTCTGTGCTGCGTATGCCATGTATCAGCCCGTCCAGGTGATTGCGCCAGCGATACGGATCGTGAT